GCGCCGCCAGGAAACAGGTTCGCGGTGCTATTGGTGCTGGTGATGTAGCACAGCGGATAGACATACTCCGGTCCGGCCACAGCCTGCGCGGCCGCGAGAGCGGCACTGAACGAGCTATAGCTACCGGCAATCGGCGTGCCGTCAAAGACGATCTGGTCATACACAGTATCGCCACCTGACTGAGTCGGCACGCCATCAAGGATGGACCACGCACCGACGCGGTACGGCACCAGGCTTTCGGTGGTGACGGTGCTTGCTGTTTCGGTGGTGGTCTCGAAGCTGAAATTTGGGATGCGGTTGCCGTAGTCGGCCACCGGCAGGTCGGTGAACACGATGTACGCCGTGCCTCGATAGGGCTCGACATTGCCCACACCTTCGATGGTTTCGATGGTCGGGTCTGGCAGTTGCGTTTCGTCGCCCAGGTACAGCACGAAATATTCGGCGAGCTGCGCGGTGGCGAGCTGCGCGGCGCTGTCGGCCCCAGGCCGCGCGTCATAGATCAGCTTGGCGTCGGCCCAGATGCGGCGGATGCCTGAAATCGGCCCGTCGCATATCGCCACGGCAAGGCTGGCGCTGTAGCTGAATGTGGTTGCAGAGCCGCCTTTGCCGCTGCTCTCGCTGGCGTTCTCCACCAGGTCGGTTGACCAGATGACGTTGCCGGCAATGCGCACGCCGCCGTAGGTGATGGGGAGCGCGGCGCCGTAGCTGCTGATTTGCACATTGCGGTCGCCCAGCCGCGGGCCCACGGTGTCGGGGGCCGCCACCGCGGCGCCGATCAGGCTGCCGGCCGCCCAGCCAATTTGCGCGCCGGTCGGGCCACCGAAGTAGAAGCCGACGGCGGCGCCGACGACGGAGATGGCAAGCTGCGCCACGTGTCAACCCACCCCTGGCAGCGTGTACGCGGCGCGGATGCGCGAGCGCCACCGCTCGTCGAGGCGGTGCTCGACCACACAGCGCTGGCCGGGGCTGTTCAGCGCATGCACCAGCGCTACGTCATCGTCGCCAGCGCCATACGGCACCAGCATGCCGACGTGATGCGGGTCGCGCCGGAAGCTCACGGCCACCACGTCGCCGGGTTGCGCAGCGTCGGGGTCGATGCGCGCCATGAACGCGTCGAGCACGTGCAGCAGGCTGTCGCCGCTGGGCTGGCGGGCGTAGCCCGCGAAGCGGTCGAATGACGTGCGCCAGAAGTCCGGCGCCACGATGCCCAGCGCCACCGCCACGCCGCCCACGAGGCCGCCGCAATCGACGCCCACGCCCTTGCTGTGGCCCTGGTGCACCCAGGGCGTGCCGAGCCAGCCGCGGGCTTCTGCGCAGACGGCGGCGCGGGTCGTCATCATTGCCCGCCGATCAACAGAACTTTGTCCTGCCCAGGAACGAAGCTGAAGCCGCGGAAGTTCAGAACATTGTTGAACTTGGCGATGCATGTCGCCTTTCTCTTGTCGCAGCCGGGCTGCAACTCGAAGGCGTCGCCATCCCAAATGGCGTATGGCATCGGAAGCTGCAGCACCAGCGTGGCCTCGCCGGCCGGCGATCCAACAGCGATGTGCTGCTTGATCTCCATCGCCAGGCCGGCATTCAGTCCGTCGAGCCATCGCACTGTTCCAAAGTCGAACCAGCCTTCGTGGAAGCCTAGAACCGCCACGCTGTCGGTGCTGAATTGGCGTGCGCTGGCGGCACTGAGCACGACGCCGCCGGTGCTGAAGCCTGGCGAGCCGTCGAGATCTACGCCGCAGCGCGCGTCGCCTAGGGTGGCATCACACGATGGCTTGACGATGCGTCCGATGTTGTTCTGTAGTCGGTACAGCAGGCCGCGCATCTCGGCATGGAACCACGGGCCGTCGCGCTGGATGTTGCCCAGGTCGCCGGCGCGCAGCGGGTTGTGCCCCATGCTCAGGTCGGCGTAGTTCACTTCGACGATCTGCAGCGCCGCGCCGTCCCAGCGCCCGGCCTCGATGTCGGCCGCGGTGATCCCTGCGCTGTCGAGCAGCCCGATGCCACTCGCGCTGTCGACGTTGAGTTCGCTGCGCGTCTGGATGGCCGACGCGTCGAAGGCGCTGCTCGGTTCGTAGCGCGTGCCGGCGTAGGAAATCGGCTCGTCGTGGTCGGTGAAGCCGAACACCGCGCCGTCGGTTCGCGTCAGCTTCCACAGCCGCGCCAACGTGGTGGCGTCGCTGGCGTAGTGTGCAGCCAGCGCCACCGACAGCACCTTGCTCATGGCTCGCGCACCTCGACGACGGGGATGCTGTCGCAGCTCACCAGTAGGTTGTTATAGTCGCCGTCAGCGCTCTGGCGCTTGTCGACGATCATGGTCGGCAGCTCGTCTGTATCGTACCGACACGGCACGGCGAACTGGCCAGACCAGCTGATCGCATCACCCACGATGAACACGCCAGGGCCGAACGTGATGCCACCGCCGCTGGCGTCGATGGTCACGCTGCCGGTAATCACAGTGGTGCTGCCGCTGCGCAGCCGGTACACCACTACCGCTGACGGGCGCGTGATGATGCGGTCGTAGGCCTCGGCGCCGCTGCCGTAGCGCTTGGCCAGGCGCCATGTGGTGGGCGAATCTCCTTCGTCGACTATGACGCCGTTGCTCGCCTCTACCCGGTAGTCCAGAGCGTCGCGAAACGGGAAGCTGCGCGCACGCCCGCGCATGCTGTGGAAGTGGGCGACGATCTCGGCATAGTCAACTGCGGTGCGCACCGCGAAGCTCACGTCGTAGCTGTGCCGCGCCCGAGCCCAGTTCTGATTCGTCGATTCGAAGCCGCTGACCGTGCGCGCCAGCGCGGTGTTCCAGCCCGGGCGGCGCTGCGCGCCCAGCGCAATGCGGGGCGGGAAGGAGATGTCGACGTATTGCATCGGCGGGGGCTTTCAGTTCAACCGTGCCGAGGCGTTGGCCACGGCCCGGGCGGTTTCAGCGGCGATCTGCTGCTGCGTGCGCCGGTCCATCGGCCCCGACAGGTGGAACACCGGGTTGACGTTGATCGTCTGGCCGGCGCGCCGGCTGGCACCGCTGCCGCTGGCCATGCGGTCGAGGATCTGCGCGCTGCGGTTTGTCGAGACCACGTGCGCCGGGCCGCGGATCAGCTCGGGCCCAGCCTCGCCGGCGATGCCCCACTTGCCGGCGCCGATGTCGCCGCCGCCGGCGAAGGTGCCGGCGTAGCTGCCGATCGCACCGATGAGCGTGCCGATGAGGCCGCCACCGCCACTGGCCTGGCCGGTGCCACCGATGGCCGTGGTCAGGTAGTCGGCCAGCGGCTTGGTGACCAGCTCGCGCGTGACGATGCGCAGCAAGTCCTGCTCGATGCCCTTCAGGATGTCGCGCAGGTTGCCGCCCGAGACGATGGCGTCTTCGAAGCCGCTGGCGATGGCGTCGCCGGCTTCGCGGCCGATGTCGCGCACCTTCTGCAGCAGCGGGTCGGCTTCAGCGCGGGCGCGCTGGAAGGCCACGGCCAGGTGGTCGGCGTAGCGGCGGGCTTCGTCGCTGTCGAGCGCGGCGGCCAGTTCGCGGGCTTCGTCGACCATTGCGGCCATCTGCTGCAGCGCGGCGTTGCGCGATGCGCCGACGGCGCGCAGCGTTTCCAGTTCGGTGGCGCCGGCTTCGCGTGCCGTCAGCAGGATCGACTCTTCGGCCAGTCGCGCGCGTTCAACCAACGCGCCGTAGTCGGCTTGCGCCTGGTTCAGGCGTTCGGCGCCCTGCAGCCGCTGGCCGAGCGTGTCGGCCAGGCCTTGGTCCTGGCCGCTTTGCGCCAGCAGTCGTTTCGCGTCGGCCACCTGCTGCCAGATGCGGATATCTGCCGCGCCACGGATGTCACCGCCGAGCTGCAGGATGGTCGCGCGCAGGTCGTCATATCGATCCTTCTGCTGCGCCAGCGCAAGGTCGCGCTGCTGGTCGAACAAGATGGCGTCCTGCTGCGCCTGGCGCTCGGCCTGGCTGCGCCTGGCAACGGCTTCGGCGATCTTGTTTTCGGCGTCGATGCGCGCTTCGGGCTTGCTGGCCTTGCGCGCGTGCGCCTCGAGCACACGCACTTCGGCGTCGAGCGCGGCGATGGTCGAGGCCAGCGCGGCGTCGCGGATCTGGCGTTCGCTGTCGAAGGTCTGCTGCAGCGTCGTCAGGCCAGCGTCATAGGCCGACTTGACGAAGCGGTTGGCGAAGTCGAAGGCGTCTTTCTGTTCTTCGGCGAAGGCGCGAATTTCCTTCAGCTGCCCGTCGAGGATGCGGCGCTGTTCGCGGGCGGCGTCGGCCGCGGCGGTGTTGGCTTTCGACGGGCCGGTGACTGGGCCTTCGAACCTCAGCGTCGGCAGCGCGGTACGCACGCGCGCGTCGCGGGCATCCAGCGGCGAGGCGTTGGCCATGGCGACCGACGCCGAGACCTTCGCCTCCTGGCGGGCCTTCGTCAGCCGCTCGCTGAACAGCGGGGCGTCGTTGATCTTCGCAATTTCCTGCTGGCCCTTGCGATAGGCCTCGACGGCGCCGGAGATGTCGCCAGCGAACAGGCGGTTCACCACGGCGCCGCGCGAGCCGGCGCCTTCCTGCATGCTCCTGATGGCGCGGTCTGCCTTCTGCACGCCGTCGATCAGGTCAGCCAGTGCGTCGGCGCCGTTCCTGGCGAATTCGGCGACGCCGTTGTTGGCCGCCAGCGCGCCGGTGCGTTCGTCAACGCCCAGCAGCGCCTTGGCCAGCTCGACGCCGGCGACTGCCAGGTCGGTCAGCGCTGGCACGGCCTCGCTGGCCGCGGCCTGGGCGTACAGCCGCAGCTGCGCGGCGGCCTTGGCCTGGGCGTCGGCGTAGGCGTCGCTCAGTTCGATCTGGCGCTGTGTCAGGATGGTCTGCCGCCCGCCCTGCTCTTCCAGTGCCTTGAAGACCTTCAGCTGCTCGGCGCCGCTCTTGCCGAACAGTGCCTGCGCCACGGCCACCTTGCCGGCGCCGTCAGCGAAGCCGGCCAGCGCCTTGCCGGCGGCTTCGTACTGGGCGGCAGGGTCGAGCTCCTTGAACGCTTTCACGTCCAGGCCCAGCGCCTTCAGCGCGGCGCCGGCGGCCTTGCTTTCGTCGTCGACGCCGACCAGGCTCTTCGTGAGCTTGTTGGCCGCGCCGCCGATCGACTCCATGGACACGCCAGCAGTGGCACCGGCCACGGCCAAGCCGGCCAGGGCCTCGGCGGATGCGCCGGTCGTTTCTTCCAGATCCTTGAAGTTGCCGGCGCCGGTGGTCAGCGACTGGAAGATGGTGAAGGTGGTTTGTGCGGCGGCGCCCAACGATCGCAACGCCACCTCGGCCTTGATGACGCCCACTGCGATGTTGCGGTCGAGGGTGGACGAAAAGCGCTTGGCCAGCGCTTCACTCTTCGTCATGCCGCTGGTGAAGTAGGTGGCGTCCAGGCCGAGCGAGACGACCAGCGCGCCGAGGGAGTTTGCCATTGCCGGTCAGCCCTTCGTCGGGGGTTTCTTGCGGTAGACGCGCCCGCCGAACTGTTCGACCAGGTCGGCGGGGGTGATGTCGGCGGCGTCGGTGGTGGCGTCGGCTTCGTCTTCAGCCGCTGCGGCGTCGTCGGTGTCGAACAGGAAGTCGGCCAGCCGCGCCTGTTTCATGCCGCCCAGGGCCGTGGCCACGACCAGCGCGATCTGCGCCAGATACAGCTCGAGGCGTTTCTGCGGCAACTGCTTGTGCTCGGCGTAGACGTGCCACCAGCGAAGTTCGCGCTCGGTCATCGCACGCGACAGCGCGCCCACGGTGGTGCCCATCTCCAGCGCCAGGTCCATGATGAATTCGCGGCGCGGGCTCAAGCGTTTTTTGCGGTGCCGGCCGCGGCGTTGTCCTCGCCTTCGCTGGCCTGCAGCACGGTGCGCAGCAGCGCCCACGGCTGCGCGGCGAGCAGCGCCACGTCATCGGGCTTGTCGGGGTCGAACAGGCGCTGGCCGAGCTCGTCGCACAGCACGCGGCAGGCGCCGCGGGCGATGCGGTTTTTGTCGTCCTTGTCGCCGGCGGTGTCGGCCGCCTGGGCGTCGACCTCGGCCACGGTGAGCTGGCGCACGTGCACCGTGCCCCACTTGGGCACGGCCACGGCGCGCGGCTTTTCCGCCGCCACGGCTTGCATGGCGGCGATCAGGGAAGCGCGGTCCATGCTCAGACGCCGAACAGGTAGGTCTTGCCCGTCAGCCGCAGCGTGAAGCTGCCGGTCCACATGCCGCCGACGGCGCCCTGCTTGCTGACCTGCGTGACGTAGCCGACGCCGACCTCGAACATGGCAGACAGCGCCTCGGGCACGAAGGTGAGCTTGTACGCAAACAGCGTGCCGTTGTCGTAGGCGTCGGTGATGGCCTGCTGCACGGCGACCTGCGGCGCGTAGTTGAAGTCGATCTGCACGCTGCCGTCGTCGCCCAGGCCGAACTCGAATTCCTGTTTCACCGAGCACTGGCTGGTGGCCGGGATCTCGGGCTTGGTGCCGCCCTGCTGGTTGAAGCCGGTGAGCTCGCACAGCGTCGAGAACTGCGCCTGATCGGCCTTGCCGCCGCTGGTGTAGGTGCCGTAGTCGGTGCTGTCGACGTCGATCAGCGAGTAGTGCGTCGAGTCGGCCACGTCGATGAGGAAGGGCACGTCGTTGACTTCGGTCATGCCCAGCGCACCCATGATGCGGATGAGCGTGCCGTCGCTGCGGCCGTGCGCCACTTCGTTCACCACGGCCGGGTTGGCGCGCGTGATGCCGGCAATGGCGCTGCTCGGCGAATCGCCGCTCCAGCCGGTAAGGAATTGAATGCGAGTGTCTTGGAACTTGATACGTTTACCGCCAGCCATGATGGTGGCCTCCTTGAAAAAGAAAAGGCCGCTCGAAGGCGGCCGGGTTGCAGAACGGAAATGGGGGCGCGGGCTATCCGCTGGATTGGTAGAGCATGAAATCGGCCGTGAAGCGGTGCACGCGGGCTTCGGCGTCCCAGCCTTCGAAGCGGCCGGGCTGACGAATCCACGCCGGGGTGGTGACGGCCAGCGCGGTGCACGCCGAGGCGAACAGTGCGGCGGCCTGGTCGTAGCTGGTGGCG